CTCGCGCATATAACAGCAGTTGGTCTTCGTGGCGCGCATTACTTGATAGCGCTAACTACAGCAGCTACGCGCTCCCATTGAGCGGCGGCACGTTAAGCGGCACGACGTACTTCTCGGGCGCAAACGGTGGACTCCAAGCCAACTACAGCGGCGGTGTTTCCTTCTACGGAAATGAAATAAACGCAGGCGCTCTCGGTGTTACCGGAGCTTTATACCTAGGCGTAAGAGGTACGAGCGAGGTTTACATTAAGGGCGGAAATGTCGCCATCCACGCGGGCAACTACAACAGCTATGCGCCATCTTTGACTGGCGCAAACGCGACCGGGACATGGGCGATCAACATCACGGGCAACGCCGCCTCGGCATCAACTGATCCTATTCAGTCGATGAGAGACTTTCCTAACGGAACGCTCGTGACGACTAATATCAACTATGCCGCGACTAACGGCGATCCGTTCGTCTTGGAAATTACCGGCAACAGTTACGGGCAGCTTATCCCCTGGGACATCCAGGTGCAGGGATACATCTACAACGACACGATCATCAATCATGGCGGCATATCGAACGGATCAAACATCTCCGGCCTCGTCGCGATAAATAACGGCGGCAATCTTTGTTTCTGGTGGCCGTATCAATCCTATTGGAACGGCTTCACCGTCAAGGTATACGCGGCCTACGGCGACGAGACAAACCGCGTCACGAGCATTACGAACGAAGCAAAGCCGACAACCGCGAAGCAGGTAAATATCTCCTCGGTAATTCGGCAATCGCTGCACAGCGAAAATTTCACCACATACGCGCCGACGCTCACAGGGAGCGGCGCGTCAGGCACCTGGGGTATCAACATCACCGGGAACGCCGCAACCGTTTCCAATGGCGTTTATACGTCTGGCAGCTCCGATATTTCGGGAACCAAAGTATTCAACACGCCAAGCGGGCAAACATACAACGGCGCTTCGGGAAATATCGGCCTGACAGTTTTCAACGCATCGGCAGGCGATGCGATGATGACGTTCCACATCTCTAATGACTACGCGGGATATTTCGGCCTTGGCGGCGCAGAGAACGATTTAGTCTGGACTGGTTGGTCGGTAGGTTCGTCTCGATGGCGAATGCTACACAGCGGAAACTACACAAGCTACGCGCTACCCTTAAGCGGTGGCACGATAACTGGCGATGTCGGTATCGGCTCCGGCTTTACCGGGTTTAACAGCATCTCGGGAACAGAGCGAACGCTTTACATTGCAAACAGCAATGCCGCCGCGTTGTATTTACACGCGACAGGCGGCTCCGGCAGGAAGTGGACGCTCTTTTCAAGCGCTAGTGGCGGTATTTCAATATACGACGCGACTGGTGATGTTACTCGTTTCACGCTTACCACAAGCTCGGCAAATTTCTCGGTTGCCTTGCAGCAAAGCGGAAACCAAGTTCTACACGCCGGTAACTACACGAGCTATTCGCCATCGCTCACCGGCAGCGGCGCGAGCGGAACGTGGGGCATCAACATAACCGGCAACGCGGGATCGGCTACAACCGCAGATAAGTCGAGCGCAACAACTGTGCCCGCCTCGACAGCATTTGCGAAGTGGCTCTTCTCAACGGTCGAGACTGGCGGCACCGCCGACTGGAACCACGTTTCCAACACTAGACCAGGCACCGGATACACGCTGCTCTACGGAACGCATAGCAACGGCCCCGGCGCGTCACTATATTTTCATCCGGTTAATTTTGAATACTCGGGCATCTCGGGAGCCGGGAACGTTACGCAGCTTGCAATCGCCTACGGCTCGCCTGGCAACGAGCTGTATATGCGAGGGCGGTACGACGGCACATGGTTGAGCTGGGTGCGCTTCCTCAACTCAAGCAACTACAGCAGCTACGCGCTCCCGCTCTCTGGCGGGACGGTCACCGGAAATACAGTTTTCACGACGTCGCTCACCGCAAATACGGGTATCACGGTAAACAACGCATCCGCCGCCGGATATGGAATCAATCTTTATAGCGGCTCGTCATATCAGCCAACCTACGGAATCTTTTTTGCACAGACATCTAATTTCGGCACACATGGATCTGTAACCGCCGATTGGGCGACGTACTTCACAATGAATAGCACCGCGGGCCGTGGGTGGATATTCCGAAACGTAGATTCTGGCAATGTTGCGTCGATCAACAACAGCGGAACCGCGGTGTTTAACGGCAACGTCACCGCTTACTCTGACGAACGAGTAAAGGCCAACTGGCGAAAGCTAGACGATGGCTTCCTCGTCAATCTCGCCAACGTGAAGAGCGGCATATACGACCGCACCGATGTCGAGATCACCCAGGCGGGCGTCTCGGCGCAGTCGCTCCGCGAGGTGTTACCCGAGGCGGTCATCGAGTCGCACGATGGCGACCTCTCGGTCGCTTACGGCAACGCCGCGATGGTGTCGGCGATCGAGCTCGCGAAGAAGGTCGTCGCACTACAGAACAAAGTCGCCGAGCTCGAGGCTCGGATTCACTAGGAGACATTTGTCATGGCTATCGAGTACACGCTGAAGATCAACGCGGTCCGAGTTCACAACGTCGGCGAATTGCAGAACGTCGTCAAAGAAGTCGACGTCACAATGAAGGGCACCGATAGCGGGTGCAGCTTCGAGCTTCCGTTCTCGGTCAACGTCGGCGATCCGGCTCCCGAGAATTTCGTCGACTTCTCGCAGCTCACCGCGGCGGAGGTCGAGGCCTGGGTGTGGTCGCAGGAGGATCAGCTCGCTCCGTACCAGGCGCACATCGCCTACGTCGTCGCGAAGGAAGTCGAGAAGGCCGCGCTCGAGCAGAAGCCTCTTCCCTGGGCGCCGGAGCCGGAAGCTCCCGCAGCACCGGCTAACGCCGCGGCCTAATGCCTACACCTACCGGCACGATCTCGCTGTCGGACGTCAACATCGAGCTCGGACTATCGTCGACGGCGACGATTAGCATGAACGACGCCGCGGTCCGAACCCTTGCGGGTGTCGGCGGCAGCGGAACGATCATCACAATGGACAACCTCCGCGGCAAATCGTCGCTGACGTTTAGTCCGGACGGGAGCACCAACTCGGGCAATCCGACCGGGATCTACAACTACGGCTCGTCAAACACATCGGCGACGATCACGGCGAGCTCTGCGGTTACCTGGAACTGGACGCGAAACGGCAGCGCCGGAAGCGCGAGCGTCGCAAACGGCGGATCGGCGAGCTCGATTACTTTCAGCTTGTCGCGTAGTACGGCTGTTTATCGACTCACCTACTGGTCGGTCAGCGTCACAGCGAACGGTGTGACGAAATACTGGACGGTCGAGCTCGAGGTCGGTACAGCGCCGTAATTTTGAAGAGGTGCAGATGAACACACTAGAACAACGCAACGAGCTCGCAGCCGCGGTTATGTCAGCGGTCGAGCAATTCAACACAGCAGTCTCCGCGGCGAATGCCGGAGGAGTGGTAGTTCACGGGAATCTGAACTGGCTCGAGAACGAGCCAATCCCAAAGGGAACGCCACACAACGCCGGAGTCGAGTCGCTCGCTGTGAATTGCATGGTGCAGCTTTAACAACGACGAGGAGCTCTTGTGAATCTGAAGTTTGAACTTACCGCCGAAGAGGCAAACGTCGTCCTGGCATCGCTCGCGAAGCAACCCTTCGAGGTCGTCGCCGGACTGATCGACAAACTGCAACGCCAGGCGCAGCCGCAGCTCGCGCAGAAGGTGGAAGGAGCTGAACAGGCTCCGTGATGAATCAGGCCGCGTCCGACTTCGAGACCGGCTCGGAGGTTAGATGAGCGGCCTATACGTCCAGAGCGACTACTGGCTCTTCGGCTATGCCGTCGGCGATACGCTGTACGGCACAGCCGCAGGGTCCGCGACCGTCACCGGCGCGCTCGTTCCGAAGATCGCCTCGCCTGGTGCGAGTGTCGGCTCGGCAACGGTCGAAGGTGACATCGACGCGATCGGTCGTCCGATCGCAAGCTCCACGGGTTCGTCGACGACGTCGGCAACCTCTCGAGCAATCGCTCCGGCGACTGGCTCCGCAGCCGGGACCGGGGCGGTCTCTGGTTCAGTTATCGCAGCAGGCTCGGCGAGCGGCAGCTCGTCGGGATCTGCAACTGTCAACGGCGCGGTCTTCGCGTCGGGACAGATCTCCGCCTCCTCGAGCTCGAGCTCGACGGCAACCGCCGACGGCTCCGGGCTCCTCGAGGGAGCGGGCGCGGCGGCGGGTACGGCAACGGTCGCGGCCGACGTCCAGGCGCGCACCGGACTCGACGCTTCGATCGCGGGCAGCTCGTCCGTCTCGGGCGATGCGTTCGCAACCGGCAACGCCTCCGGCTCCGCCGAAGGTTCGGCAACAGCGACGGCCTCGGGGACCGCAAGGTACTCGAGCCGCGGCGAAACGTCCGGCACCTCGACGGTCGACGGAGCGATCCAGGGCGTCTTCCCCGCAAATGGGGCGGCGCAGGGCGCGAGCACGATCGCGGGGGATGTCCTGGCCTATGGTCGGGCGGACGCCGCCTCTGCGGGCTCTGCGGCGGCTACCGGCGACATCCTGGCGACCGCTACGGTCGAGGGCTCCTCGAGCTCCTCGAGCTCGGTGTCCGCCGAGATCCGGGCGACCGCCCACGGCAACGGCTCCGCCGAAGGCCTGGCAACGGTCGAGGGCTCCGGGCAGCGGAAGATCTCCGCACCTGGCGCGGCGATCGGCTCCTCGAGCTCGAGCGCGGTCATCCTGGCATTCGGCCGGACGAACGGCTCGATCGCAGGGGAGGCGACGGCAACCGCCGAGGCGCGCGCCTTCGCGATGGGCTCCGGCTCGATCGCAGGCGACGCCACGGTCGCAGCCTCGATCGACGGTCGCTCGATTGTCCAGGGCGCGATCTCGGGCGAGAGCACCGTCGCGAATGTCCCGGCCTATGGGCGCGGCGCGGTCGACGGCAACGAGAGCGGCACCTCGAGCGCGACCGCGTCAATCCTGGCCTACGGTCGCCAGGTCGGCGACGCGGCGGGCGAGGCGAGCTCGATCGTCACGATCTACGGACGCGGGCCGATCCTGGGTCTGGTCTACGGCAGCGCCGAGATCAGCGGACAGGCGCGCGGGTTCGGTGTCGTCGATGGCGACGCGCAGGGCGATGCGACTGTATCCGGAAGGATACGGAATCGCACCTTCACGCCGGACTCTCGAGAGCTGAAGGTTCCGTTCCAGGATCGCCGCGAAGTTATTCCGCAGCGCTCGACGCTCACGGTCAGCGCTGACAGTTCGATCGAGGTCGAGGCGGACAACCGCGCGATCAAGGTCTCACGCAACAACAGGAGAATCGCTGCATGACGATCATCGCGGCATTCACGAAAGACCCGAATTCGACGATCGACTTCGAGGTCGACTGGAATCCCTGGTTAAACGGGGACACGGTCACGACCTCCGCCTGGGAAGTTCCCGCGGCGCTGACGATCGTCTCTGAAGGCGTGACGTCGAACGTGACGCGCGCGTTCCTCTCCGGCGGAGTGGCCGGAGCTGACTATCTCATCACGAACCGCGTCACGACTCCGGGCGGACGCATCGAGGACCGCTCGGTCCTGGTACAGGTGCGACAGCTATGAACCACACCCTGATCACGGCTCCGGCGGGTGAGCCGGTAACGGTCGAAGAGGCGCGCTCGCATTGCCGCATCGACGGCAACCAGGACGACGAGATCCTCTTCGCGCTCTCGAAGGCCGCGCGCGAATACGCCGAGGCCTACACCGGGCGCTCGTTCGTGAATACGACCTGGGAGCTCAAGGTCGACCAGTTCCCGCTCTACTTTCAGCTCCCGAAGGCGCCGCTCGTGAGCGTGACCTCGATCACCTACATCGACATTCAGGGCAACACGCAAACGTTACCGGCGAACACCTACCAGGTCGTCAACGACGCGGGCCCGTTCGCGCAGCCGGGGAAGATCTTCCAAGCCTATAACGAGACCTGGCCGAGCTCGCGCGGCTACATCAACGACGTCCGCATCCGCTACGTCGCGGGCTACGGCGCGCCGACCGACGTTCCTCCTGCGATCAAGGCGGCGATCAAACTGATGATCGCGCACCTCTACGAGAACCGCGAAGCGACTCTCACCGGGACGATCGTCACCGAGTTCCCGCTCGGGTTCACCGCACTCCTGTCGCCGTTCAAGGTGTTTTGATGCAGGCCGGGCGTCTTCGACATCGGGTCACCGTTCAGCGGGCGACCGACGCGATCGACCAGTACGGAGACCAGACGCCGACCTGGGCGTCGCTCGGTACGGTGTGGGCGTCCGTCGAACCGCTCAACGGCCGCGAATACTTTGCAGCCGCGCAGATGCAAAGCGAGGTGTCGACGCGGATCGTCATCCGTCCGATCTCGGGCGTGACGCTGACTCCAAAGGATCGCGTCAAGTTCGGCTCTCGCTATTTCGACATCCAATCGGTCATCAATCGCGACGAGCGGAACCGCGAGCTTCAGCTCCTCTGCGTCGAGAGGTTCGTCTAGTGCCGATCGTCACCGACATCAAAGTCGAGGGACTGAAGGAGCTCGAGGCGCGACTTCTCGAGCTCGACGCTCTGGCAGCGAAGCGGCTCCTTACTCGAGCAACTCGTCGCTCGCTGATCAAGCTCGAGCGCCAGGCTACCGCGAACGCGGAGAGCTTCGCGCGATCCGGAGCTCTCGCCGAGTCGGTGCGAATCGTGACGGTGCGACCAAAGGGCAGCGAGACCGTCGCCGTCCAGGTCGGACCAAAGAAAAAGGACCGCCGAGCTGTAGCTCTGCACAACGTCTACTACAGCCGCAAGCGTCGCGGGATCTTTTACGGACACCTCGCCGAGTTCGGTCACCGCGTCCGCGGTCCGAGCGGGCGTCGCGTCAACGCGAAACCCTGGTTCGGTCCCGCCTGGGACGCAACCCGCAGCGGCATCCTTCCAGAGTTTCAGCGCATCTTGCGCCAGGGCATCACCCGCATCGAGAAAAGACTGCGCGCTCGCGCAGCCGAAACAGAGGGGCTCGTCGATCCGTGAGTATCGAGAACGCAATCATCGCGAAGATCTCCGCGCTGAACACCGGCGCCGGGTCTCGCGTCTACCGCGAGATCATTGTCCAGGAGCCGACGCTCCCGGCGGTCGCTGTCAGCCGCACCAGCGGACAGGGCATGGCTCGCACCCTGGGAAACAACCCGCTCCTACATCGCGCGGTGCTACGCATCGAGACAGTCGGCGAGACGATGTCCCAGGTCGCGCCAGTCGTCGAAGCGATTCGCGTCGGTCTCGATGGATGGTCCGGAACGCAGAGTGGAGTGACGGTCCTGATGTCGCGCCTCTCGCAACAGCAAGAGCAAGCCGACGCGCTCGGCGATCGAACGATGCGAATCGTGCAGCAAGATTTCGAGTTTGTTTATCGGTAACGGGTTAGCTACCGCAGACCTCTAGGCGCCTTCGGGCGCCTTTTTTTTCTTTCAACAACGACCGCCTCGAGCGGTCTTTTTTTTGGAGTTAAGACAATGCCTGCAAACATTTCGACCGGCACTCTGTTCAAGGTCGGCAACGGGTCTTCGCCGGAGACCTTCTCGACCGTCGCCCAGGTGCAGGAGATCAAGTGGAGCGGCTACGCTCGCAAGATCGTCGACACCTACACGATGGGCTCGACCTATCCGACCCGCATGGTCGGCTCGCAAGATCCGCAGAATGTGGAGCTGAAGCTCCTGTTCGATCCTTCCGACAACGCGCACGAAGCGATGCGGACGAAGCTGATCGCGGGCACCTCCTCGAACTATCAGATCATCCTGCCGGACGCGAGCGCCTATCAGGTGCAGTTCGCAGGCTACGTCACGAAGTTCGAGATCGACGCTCTCACCGCCGAAGGTGCCGAGATCGTCGCCAACGTGACGATCGAGATCACGGCCGCTCCGACGGTGACCCCGTAATGAGTCGCGAGCTGCTAAAGGCAACGATCAGCAGCGCGTTCTCGAAGGCCTCCGTCCGTGAGCTCGAGGTGCAGGGCGTGAAGCTCTACATCCGCGGGCTCTCGGGCGGCGAGCGCGTGACCTTGCAGCAATGGGCGTCGGAGGCCTCCAAAGGGGGCGAGCCGCTCGCAGACTACAAGGTCGTCTCGCTCGGTCTCTGCGATGCCGAGGGCGTTCGTCTATTCGACGATCCGCTCGAGGTCGCGAAGCTCGACGGCGCGGTCCTCTCGCAACTGTCGAAGGCGATCCTCGAGGCGTCGCTCCTCACCGACAACGCGGTCGGAGACGCTGAAAAAAAATAGCGGGCGAGCCGGAACTACAGATGTGGTTCCGCCTCGCAGCGCAACTCGGCGCGACGGTGGGTGAGCTCCAGGAGCGAATGAGCTCCGTGGAGTTCACCTACTGGATCGCGTTCTACGGGCTCGAGCCTTTCGGATACGACGTCGATATGTGGCGCATGGGAATGCTCGCATCCACGACGGCGAACGCCGCAGGGCCGAAGAAGGGCGGCAAGGCCTGGACCCCGGACGACTTCATCCCGAAAAAAGACGCGACTCCGAAGTCGCAATCGGTCGCCGAACAGCGAGCGATTCTGCAAGCAATGGTGAAGCATGGCTGACATAGGAACCCTAGTCGTCAAAATGGCGGCGGACTCCGCGCAAATGCGCGCGGAGCTCGAGCGAGTAAAGAAGGACGTCAAAGGGACGGACAGCGTCCTCTCCCAACTGACGGGCAATTTCAAGCTCCTCGGCGGCATCGCGGCGGGTATCTCGTTCGGTGCGCTGATCAACCAGGCGCTACAGGCCGCGAGCGCTCTGAACGATACCGCCGTCAAGACCGGGATCTCGATCGACGCGCTACAGCGGCTCCAGTTCGCCGCCGGACTTTCGGGCGGCTCGCTCGAGAATGTCTCCGGCGCTGTCGGCCGTATGCAGAAGGCGCTGATCGAGGCGGGCGAGGGCTCGAAGCAGGCGAAGGAAGCGCTCGATCGTCTCGGTCTATCCGCGAACCAGATCCTCGCGATGTCGCCGGACAAACAGTTCGAGGCCGTCGCTGTCGCCATTGCCTCGATCGAAGACCCGGCCGCTCGCACGACTGCCGCGATGGATCTGTTCGGCAAGTCGGGCGCCGAGCTCGTGCCGACCCTGGTCGCGATCGGGACGAACGCCGAGGAGATCAACGCGCAGCTCTCCTCGATCGGCGGGCCGGTCTCCGAGGAGGCGATCGCAAAGGTCGACACCCTGGGAGATCAGCTCGACATTCTGAAGACCGCCGGAAAGAACACCGCGATCGAGCTCGCAGCGCTCGCCTCGGTCGTTCTCGGTCCGGTGCTCCAGGCGACGAACTCCTGGATCAGCTCGCTCCGCATCCTGGTCGGCGGAGGCGGTGAGCTCGAGCGACTCGAGCGCAAGCTCGAGATCCTGCGCGAATCTCGCGACTCGATGCTTCCGTTCTTTTTGAACCTGGGCTACGTCGAAAACGGAAAAGTGATCATGGGGCCGCGCGCGCTCGAGCAGGCGATCGCGAACGTCGGCCGCGAGATCGACCTCCTCAAGACAAAGTCGCAGTTCGAGCCGGTGATGGTCGACATCCCGATCGACATCCCGGAGCCGAAGATCCCGGACTTTTCAAAAAAGCCGGAGCTCTCACCGCAGCAGAAGCGCGAGAAGGCCGCGACCGCCTTCGAGCAAGAGCTACAGCTTCAGATGTCGCATCAACAGATGGTCGAAATGCTGCAAAGGCAGCACCTCGACAATCTGATCTCGATGGATATGTCGGCCGCGGCGCAGCGCATCCAAGTCGCGAGCGACCTCGAGTTCTTCCGCATGGATGTCGCGCAAGCGTTCGGTTTACAGCTCCTCGACTTCGAGCAGATCAAAAATCAGTCGATGATCTCGCTCGCCGGTGAGCTCTTCACGACACTCGCCGCGCAGAATTCGACGCTCTTCAAAGTTCAACAGGCATTCGCGATCGCGAACGCTGTCATCAACACCGCCGAGGGCGTCACTCGCGCGCTGACTCTACCGTTCCCGGCCAACCTCGCCGCAGCAGCGAAGGTCGCCGTCGCGGGCGCAATCCAGATCGCAAAGATCAAAGCGACAAACCCTGGCGGCGCTGCAAGCGTCACGCAGAGCGGTCTCTCCGGAGGCTCGAACAGTCTCTCGAATCGAGCCGCTCCCGCAGGCAACGCGCAGCAGGCGCAGGAGCCGCAGGCAAAGATCGCCCAGGTCGTCATCCAGGGAAGCGTCTTCTCGAGCCGCGAGACCGCCGACTGGTTAATCGGTCAGCTCTCCGAGGCGATCAATGACCGCGACGTCGTCTTCATCAACGGCAACAGCCGACAAGCCGGAATGATCTCGGGGGCCGCATGACAGCAGTCGTCTACACCGCAAAGCGTTCCGTCATCGCCGGGCATACGTCCGGCTCGCAGTATTCGCTGAACCTCCGCGTCGTCGAGGCCGGTCTCACGATCGGCCGCAAGGTCGGCTCCGAGGTGCAGCGGACGCTGTCCGACAAGACGGAGACGCTCTACTTCTACGGGAAGACGACCTGGTCGGTGTCCGTCCTGGTAGCGGGCTCGAGCGAGCTCTCTGCGCTCCTCGAGTTCCTGCACTCATGCGAGGCCCAGGAGAGCTTCACGTTCTCGCCTTACGGAACCGTCGCGTCCCTGGGAACGGCCTACACCGCGCGCCGAGTTCAACCGACCTACACGCTCGAGCGCCTGGACGGAACCGGCAGCTCGCCGAGCGAGGATGCGATGCGCGTCACCTTTGATCTCGAGGAGGCCTGATGCGTACCGACGGCGAAGTCTTCGACGTTCTCAATACTTCCTCGGTCAAGGAGCCGAGGTTCGTCGTTAAAATCGAATATCCGGTCGACTCGATCTACATCACCTCGCACACCGGGATCGCGGGCATCCCTGGGACGGTCCTCGATGGCGCGCTCCAGGAGCCGTCGATCGTCTCGCAACGATTGAACCCGATCGAAGGGCGCAGCGAGATCGGCTCCGCCTCGTTCTCCGTCGTCGATGTCGGCGCCGACTTCACGACCGAGATCCGCGAACGACTGAACGACGACGTCGGACTTCGTCAGCGCCAGGTTCGCTTTTACCTGGGCTACGCCGGGCTCGCGTTCTCCGACTTCGTCATGGTCGGGACGCAACAAGTCACGCAGGCGACCTACGACCGCGGGCGCTACTCGATCTCCTGCGCGGACGTTCAACGCTCCGCGAAGAAGGACATCTTTGATCTCGCCGAGACAAACCTCGCGCAGTCTTTGAGCGCGACGGACACGACCGTCTACGTCACCTCGACGAGCGGCTTCTCGACCGTCTATCACGGCTCGAGCTACTCGGACGCCGCGAACTCGACCGTCGGCTACATCAAGATCCGCGACGAGGTCATCCGCTACACCGGCAAGACCGCGACAACCTTCACCGGATGCACTCGTGGCGTCCTAGGAACGATCGCGAGCAAGTATGACGTCGACGCTGCAACACCGGCCGCGCGTCGCGAAAAGGTGACGGAGCACGTTTATCTCGAGCTCCCGGCCGTCAAGCTCGCCTATGCCATCCTCACCGGCACTCTCTACGGCGATTCCGCCTCCCTCCCGTCAACCTGGCACCTCGGGATCAGTTCCTCTTTGATCCGTCTCGCCGACTTCACGGGCATCGGCTCCGATATGTGGGACGGTGCGAACGGTGGCGTCGTCATCCGATTCGAGGGCATCAAAAAAACCGACGGGAAGAAGTTCCTCGAGGAGGAGATCTGTCGTCTCCTCGGTATGTTTATGCCGGTTTACGCCGACGGCGCTCTCGGTCTCAAGCGAGCCGCGCGCGTTCTCTCGGACTCGGCAACCGTCGCAACGCTCGACGAGTCGAACTCGATCCAGATCGGCGAACTCACGCACGACATGGAAGATGTCCACAACGTCTTCCGGATTTCCTGGAACTGGACCGGCTCCGACTACTCCCGCACGACCTCGCTGATCGACGCGACATCCGTCGCTATTCACGGCCGCGCGGACCCTCTCGATCTGAAGTTCAAGGGACTCTACGGCGGACGCGCGACCGACTCGCTCCTCTTTCAGCTCGTCGATTCCCTGCGCGATCGCTACGCCTCACCGCCGGAGCGGATGTCCGTCACCGTCGTCCATTCTTTGAACAAGCTCGAGGTCGGCGATGTCGTTCGCGTCAAATACGCGAGCGTCCGCGACTACGCGGGCACCGGCTCGAGCATTGACCGCGCGTTCGAGATCCAGAATATCTCCGTCAACCACCGCACCGGACAGGTCAACCTCGAGCTCTTCGGCTCGACGTCCCCGGCCTCCGCGCTCTCGCCGACGACAGCGACGACCGCGCTCCCGGACGCCTTCTACACCGCAACCGGAACGGCGCTCTCGAGCGTCGCAACGATCACCGCGGGCGTGATGGCGACCGGCACCTATACGCTCGCAGGCGGCTCGGACATCACGGCCTCGGGCTCGATCTGGTATCACAACGGCGACCTCACGATCCCGCAGGGAACGACGCTCAACATCTCCGGCAACGTACAGCTCCGCGTGAAGGGCTACCTCACGATCAACGGAGTGATCAACGGCACCGGCGGAGGCCTGGCAGGCGTCGCCGACAACAACGACCCGAAGGCGATCATCTACGGGAACCCCGGATGGGTCGGCAACTCGCGCGGATGGGATGGCATTGACGCGCAACAGGACTACAGCGACGGCAACGCGCGCCTCGTCACGACGCCTGTCCCGGTTACCCAGGGCAAACACGCGAGCTTCCCGTACCTCGAGATCGCTGTCAGCGGGAACTCGATCACCGGCCTCCCGACCGACTTGCGCGGCACCGGCGGCGGTCCTGGCGGCAAGATCACCTCGGGCGGCAAGGCCGACAAGCGCGCGAACGGTGGCTCGGGTGCAGCAGGCGGAGCAGGGCTCCTCACGATCTCGCGCGGCTTCACGACGGGCGTCTCCGCGACGATTCGCCTCGATGGCAACAGCTCGAGCGAGACTCCAAAGCATACGACCGGCGGCGGGAATCAATACTATCCGGGCCCAGGTGGCGCGGGCGGCCCTGGTTCGTTCCTCTTGCTACTCGATGGCTCGAACGTCAGCGCGCCGGATCTGACGAATCGCTTCCTGGCGAGCACCGGCTCGGTCCCGACTCCTCCTGCGAAGACCTTCCTCGACAACGAAGGCGCGCACCGCTACAGCGACAACGAAGACCCCTGGGCGGGCTATCCCGACCCGGCCGTGATCTCCGGACGCTCGCTCGCAGGATCGGCTCTTCGCATCCAGTTCATCCCGGCGCCAGAGACCGCAACGGCCGACCAGGACGCCAAGCCTCCCGCGATCAGCTCGCTCACCGCGAGCGCCCAGGATGGCTTCGCGCTCATCGCCTGGACGCTTCCGAACGATCCCGCCTCCTACGACTCGATCGAGCTATTTGCATCGACCGCAAACGATCGCGGCACCGCGACAAAGATCTTCGACGGCCGCGCGTCGGACTTTCAGCACGTTACGAACGACACCTCCGCGCGCTACTACTGGATCAGGACTCGCAGCGGGCGCGTCCGGTCGGACTGGTATCCGAACTCGACCTCGAGCTCGGTGACGATCGCCGCGAAACCGCCGACCCTGATCGGCTACCTCACGAACGAAGCGGTCACCGTCCCGGCGAACTCCGAGGGCGTCGTCAGCTCGTTCGCGACAGCGGTCGGCGACTTCAAGGTCTTCGTCGGCACGACCGACGTCTCGAGCTCCTGCACGTTCTCGATCCTGGGGCAGACCAACGTCACCGCCTCGATCAACGCCTCGACCGGCGCGTACTCGGTGAGCGCGATGTCCGCCGATACCGGCTCGGTCGCCTTCCGAGCGACGTATGCGGGCAGCTACTCGGTCGACAAGGTGTTCTCTGTCACGAAGGCGCGCCAGGGCAACGCGGGCACGAACGGCATCAACGGCACGAACGG